TAGTTAATAGACGTAAAGCACTTTTTGCCTTTTCATTCGAATAGCCAAAGTATTCTTTAACAACGTTCAAATCTTCCTCTTTTTCAGGCTTTTGCCACGGTTGAAACTTACGTTTCATTGACCGTATAGTATTTAGAAAATAATGATATTGTAGTTTATTATCAAGTTTTGAATTCATATTCATTTGATTTGCATATAGTATGCAATCAATATGATATGAAAGTGCGCGATTTACAATAAATGCATTGTAATCACTTTCGTCTTCTAGTACATCTTTCTTAGTTTGCAATATACTAGGAACAATGTCTTTGAATAAATCAGCCATCACTTGTAATCCGTATTGCTATATTTCATCAGTTCTTTAATTTCTTCTTCAGACATCTTGTATACAGGCATAACAGAGTCTTGTCGAATTGGAATACCAACCATTTCAATTCCATAACTAGTTTTATAATTATACGTTTTAAAATTTAAAGGATCAATTCTATAAACCCAACCGTCTGAATGATGTTTATACTTGACATGCGGAACAGAAACAATGTAAAGCACATCTACATTTCGGCACTTTTTTAGCTGATTAGGACGAAAAGAAAAAGAATCTTTCATCACATAGGGCGTTTCAGTCTTCACTTCAACTTTTCTACCATCAACAAGCATATCTTTTTCTGAATCAAACTTGTTTACAGAATGTTCTATTACAAGTCCTGGATGTAATCGATTGAGCATATTCGTGACAATCTTTTCGCCTGTTAATCCAAGTTCGTTCATTTTTTGTTCTCTAGACATCTCTTTCATTTACACACCTCATTTAAATTCGCACTCGACCATAAATTCGGTCAAACATGCCATTAGATTAATTTCTTGATCGGCTACGAATGCTGACTGGTATTGATACTTTGCAAGAATCAGAACAGCTGGAGGAATGCTTTCGGGCTTCAGAAATTCGTACATATTGTCATAGATCAAACGGAGAATTGAACTCGGATCGTTATCTAGATTATTTGTAATCCACTTTCTTGCAGAAGAAAAATCTTTTTCTTTGACATTCTTCACAAGTGAAGTGATATTAGCATCGGAGACAAGAGACAAAATACCTTCATCGATTGTGCTGTTCGAATTTGAAGAATATCTTTGCAGTTCATTGATGATTCTACGATTATCTGGAAAGTACTTTGTGATAAGTGAAGCAACTACATCTTTCTTGTATGAAACATTCTCAGTCTTTAGAATGTTTTCGATTCTCTTCAAGAACTGAATAGCCATCTTCGCTTTTTGACCATTCTGAATCTTGAAATCGACAACAGAACACCGAGAATGCAACGGTGCAATGATTCGATTCTTGTAATTACACGTAAAGATGAAAGAGCAGTTGATTGCAAACTCTTCCATAGCGCCACGAAGAGCGGGCTGGGTTGAATTCGGATTTAGATAGTCTGCTTCATCAATGATGATGACTTTACGACCACCAGAAAGACTTACTGATGATGCATAGTTTTTGATTTTGTTCCTAAAAGTATCGATGCCACTTTCATCCGACCCGTTGATGACGATGTAGTCACACCCGACTTCTTCGCAGAGAGCCTTTGCAACTGTTGTTTTGCCGACCCCTGCGGATCCAGCAAGTAGCAAATTTGGGATTTCTTTTCTGTTGACATATTCTTGAAACGTTCCTTTAATGTTTTCAGGCAAAATACAATCAGCGATTGTATGCGGACGATACTTCTCAACCCACAGCAGTTGTTCACTCATTCATAATCTCCATAATAAAAAAAATCAATCAACCATCATACTTAGAACCAGTTTCAGACATAACCCAGTATTCAATTGGAACATTCGAATTCACAAAATGACCAATGCCCTTCTGTGAGATTTTTACATCATAAGAACCTTCAATGAACTTCATGTTCTCTGTAGCAAAAATCATTCGATAAGATTTACCATTGCCACCACTAGAGATTTCTGTAGTGTTAATGTGTGCAGAATCATCTTTCGTATTATATGATTCGATGTAAATCTGTTTGCCGTCAGAAACAAATGCAATGTTCGGCGAACTCAGTGTGCTTGCTACGCGAGTCACCCATGCAATTTCTTCAGCACTAAGTGAGAAATGAATATCAACAATACCCATATTGATACTCTTCTCTGGCGGAACAAGAATCATTTCTTTTGCCGCCTTCCGATACTTGATCTGACTCTTACCACCAAAACCCTTGATGAGAATATTCTTTTCATCGAATTCAATATCAGGATCCTTACAGAGAGAAAGAACACCCAAGAAATTGTTCAGATCATAAATTCCAAAATCAGATTGGAAATCTTCATTCACTCTCGCCTTTGCTAGAATGTTCTTCTGCTTTGAAATCGTCTCAATGACATTACCCTTCTTAATGAAGACACCCTCATTAATCAGTGAGAAATTTTTAAGAATGACCAAAGTATTACTATTCATTTTCATTACAAAACTCCTTAAACAAGTTCATTCATTGTATTCGAACCGAGACTATCGATCAAGCACTTTTTTACATTCGTGACCAATTCTTCCAAAGAACCATCATTTTCGATGACATGTTCAACATCTGTGCCAATCCAATCCCATTCGGATGGATGTACATTTTGTATCATAAATTCTCTAGCCTTGTTGTTACCCGCATTTGCTTGTTTTGCAACAGAATACCAATGTGGTTCTATACCGCGCTTGACTTCTATCAAGATAGAATTTTGGCTCTTCAACCATTGAATTTCATTTTTGAAACGCACATCAGTTAGAACATAATTTGAGTTTTTATTGATTCTTTTTTCGAGAGAATATACCCAAAAGTTCTGATGTAGATTGTTTCGGATAACTTCTGTTCCAAATTGCTGTAGAATTGATCTTGGAGAAATGGGTCGATTGAATTTCTCAGACCAAAATTCATCATTGGTTTCTCTAAATCGACGCGACTCTTCTGTGTCGCCTTCCAAAAGATGGCGAGGCCAATCAAAAAGAATCGATACAGAATCTTTTAGAACGTTTGCAAAACTTATTTGGTAAAATCCATAATCATTCTTAAGAATTTCACCAACAGTATTTTTACCCGAACCAATTAGACCCAAAACACCAATAATCAATTTACATCTCTCCAACAAAGTTAGCAACAGCAGGCATATCACCATGGAAATGATATGTACCGATATGTTGTGTACGCATCCAAGGGCAAAGCCAAATTTGACCGCCTAGCTTGCGCCATAGCTGACAGAACATATAGTCTTCTGATAGATAACGATCAGAACCGCCGCCAGTAGCAGAATCTTTCGTGTCAATGATTGTATCAAAGAAAGCATGAATGTAGCGAGAACCATCGAAATGCTGTTGTCCAACATGATCTGGCTTGTAACGCAATTGTGGATAAGATTCTTCCATCTTTGGGAAGACTTCTCTCTTAATCATCATGAAACCAGTGCCGATTTCCATCACTTCGAGAGGTTCAGAAACTGAGAACTGAGCAGTACCTCTAACAGGATTAAATACGAAGTCACCGGCTAGTCTTTCAAGTGTGCCTGCTTCAACATCCGGATTAATCTGAACTGCCTTTTTAATCGAGCGCCACTTAATAGCCTTCTTCGGATAAGGTCCACCGATGATGTCTTTGTCGAGTGCAAGCATCGCAATGACATCTTGCGGATTAAAATTAATATCCGAATCAATGAAAAGCATATGTGTGCAATCAGAACGATGAAAGAATTCATCGACAAGATAATTACGCGCACGGGTGATCAAAGATTCATTGAAAAGAAATGAGAACTTGATGTTGATGCCGTATTGAATACACATCCCTTGAAGGTCCAAGCAAGCCTTCATATACAAACCATGATTCATACCGCCATACATAGGCGTTGCAACAAACAAACTTTTCTTTTTTAATTCGTCTGTTTTTATCTGAATTTCCATTTTTATTCCTTAAATGAAAAAAATGGAGAAAGGCTACTTCTAACCTTTCTCCAATATATTAAGACTTATTAAACTGTCTTAGTTTGACGAGTGCTAACTTTTGAGGTGTTGCTTTGGCTCACAAGTTGATACATATAAGTCTTTGTACCATCCTTGTTGATCTTTTCCTTAGTTTGAATTTGATGTCCATCTTGACGCAACTCAGAAATTCGGGCAGAAACATTTCTAATCCCAAACCAAGAACGTGCTTGTTCTGTGGTGAAGGTATTCGTACCCTTCTTCTTGCTCAAAAAATTAATCAGCTTTTGTTTTGCAGTCATAACAATCTCCTATAAAATAACGAAAACACATTGTATCAATATATATGACATTTGTCAATATACTTTTCGGCAATTATCTGCCAACTTGAGTCAGATACTTATTTTTTGTCTGTTCCCAGTCCAAGTAAATAAGATCATCATAAAACAATGTCTCATAAGAAACATTGTTCTTTTTTTCTAGTTGTCGAATTCTACCTTTCGCATATTTGGTTTTCCAAACATTTGAAAGTGCTTCTTCACTAGTGTCAAAAGACTTTACGAGTTCATCTTCTCCAATTTCATTTCTTAGAAATTGAAATGAATTATTATATAGTTGAGAAAAATAAATCCCTCTCTGGTGTTCGGTTCTAGTTAGATTTTTAGGCACCTTCAATTTCGTGTAAAGGAAATGCAAGGAGCGATTTTTATGATCCCGTTTAAAAGGTAGACCGTTTTCTTTCTTTGCTTCCCACCATTCGAAATATTTCTCTGGCTCATTTTCTTTGAGCCATTGCCAAATTAATTTCAAAGTTGAACGTTGCGGTTCAAAAGCAACAGAACCACTAGAGAAACCCATTTTGTTCCAATATTCTAGACCATCGTATTGTGATAAACCATTTGATTTAGTATTACCGTATAGTGATGTTGTAGTAACACCAACTAAAACATCACCGTATTTTTCTTTCCAGAATTTTTGCACTTTGTCAGACAAGCACAATAGTGCAAGAAGTTTACCACCCATATAGTTATAACCAAGTGGTTGCAGAGGAACAATTGTAGAACCAATAGCAGTGTGGTTAATCATACCGCCTTGAGTCTTTTTTTCTCGTTCCCAACCAATAGCTTTATCACGCGGCGTAAGATCAAGAAAATCTGAAGAAATGCAAATGACACCAAGATATTTCGATGTTCGATTGTCTTGAACGATGTAGTTCAGATTACGACCAATATTCGCATTGTTCTTCATTGTCGAAGTAAATGTGCGTATTGTGTTCCATTTTTCAGGCAAGTCACTTCTTTTACTATGGTTCTCGACTATAGAACCATCTATGCCTTGATGAAATACTTTTTCAGAATCATCTGTATATATGAGAACAGGTTCAAGCTTTTCAAAATCATTAGGTGATTCTGGAATCCAGATATTAGATTTAACTCTTTTAATGAGAAATTCTTGCTCTGAATTCTCAAGAATTGGATCACCAAACAAATCATTGCTTTCTTTCACTGGATATTTTTCATGAACCTCACACCATTTTTGAAAAAGTGTATATTCTTTGACATCCATTTTTGAAACATACGTCAAATCTTCGATGAGAATTTTTTTCAATTCTTCAGTCTCAATGGTTTTAGTTGGCGGGTTTTCTTCCCGCCACTTCAACCAGTGCTGCTGTACATAATTTGGCCAGTTATTTTGCATAATCACTTTTGTTTAGAGTGTTGAGTTTTCTTTTTTTTCTTCAGAGCCATTTGTAAAGAAAGTGGCTTGACTCTATGAGTATACAACATTCCGTTCATGTGATCAAGTTCGTGTTGAAAACATCTTGCGGTCAAACCGGTGAACTTTGCAGTTTTTTTCTGACCCATATAATCGTGGTAAGCAACTTCAATTTCTGCAGGTCTTTCGACGGCTAGGAACAAATCTGAAAATGAAAGGCAGCCCTCTTCATTCTTTATGGTTTGTTTGGAGCTCCACGTTATTTCTGGATTAAAAAACGCAACGAAGTTGTCATTTGCCCCCATAACAAAAACACGGTGTTCATATCCACATTGATTAGCAGAAAGGCCTATACCGCCATATTTCTTACAAGTCTCAACGAGTGAACTCGCAAAGGTAGTTGGATTCACAGGCGGATTCGTGAAATCGAATTCTTTCAGAATATTCTTCAATGCTGGATGCGTTTCTGGCACTAAAGAAAATATTTTTATCTGTGATATTCTTTCTTCTTCTTTATATGGATTCGTATCAATTATAAGAAATTCTGAATCGTTCATTTTTCCACCTGTGAGAAATTGTTCTTCTTTGAGAAACGTATTGTGTTATTAAATTTGTCGAAGAGTTGATCACCCTTGTGGCTTATGACAAATATGTTAGTGTCACTCGAAACAATGTTCAAAATGTTCAGTAGCAGATCAACAGAGTTTGTATCTAGACTGCTATCAAAAATTTCATCGAGTATGAGTAAGTTCGTATTTGTCGAGTTCTTCAGCTTTGCGATTTGTCTCCATGTAAGGAGAAGTGCAATGTCAATTTTTTGTTTTTCGCCCTCTGAGAAAGACGCATAAGAAAATTCATCACGGAATCTAGACTTGATTGTCTCTTCGAAATTTTCATTCAAATTAAAGTTCACAAAAAAGTCCATCGATGACAAATACTTATTAATCAATTTATTCATTATCGGCAAGTATTGCTTAATGATTTTTGTTTTGACACCAGTGTCTTTGAGAAGAGAAGCAGCAAACTCATAGTATTGTTTGTTGTTCGACAACTCTTCCGATTCTACATTGTATTCATTAAGTTCATCGACCAATAGTTTTAGTTTTTCATCAGTCGAATCATTACCCTTTGTTTTTTCTTTTAATGCTTCAATTTCTTTTGTTATTTTTTTATTTGCTTTTACAAGTTCAGCAATTTCAGTTCGAAGTTTTATCATATCGCTGTTATTGCTATTGATAACTTTCTGTATTTCATCAATCTCTTCAATTCTATTCAGAACTTTTTCAAACTCCAATTTCAGTTTTTCCTGTGCATCCTCTATTTCTTTAATTTTTACTTTACGCTCCAACATACCCTTTTGCTTAGTATCTTCTGTAATTTCTTGATGACAAGTTGGGCATGTATCATTTTTCTCATAGAAAGAAATTTCACTGTTCAGCTTTTGAATGTTGTCTTCTAACTTCGATTCGATAGTTATAAGTTTGGTATTTTTTTTCGATACGTTTGTTTTGTCTGAAATCTTCTCATTGAGAGAAGTATTATTGTCGATCAAAACATCGATTTCAGTATTTTTTTTCTCGTAAAGAATATCGTTGTTTTCTACTTCTTGTTTCTTTTTTTCGATTTCTAAATTGTAATTTTTATTGTTTTCTTCAATGTTCTGTCTCTGTATCGAAATCTTTTCATTAGTCAACTTTATATTGTACTCTAAGTCTTTTTGACTATCTTTGATGAACGCAATTTTATTTTTTACAACGTTGTTCATCGATGAAAAGATTTGTATGTCGAGTATCTCTTCGATGATTGTGCGTCTATCAGCGGCAGGCAATTGCATGAAAGGAATAAACGATGCTGAACCAAGGATAACAACTTGTGTGAAAGATTTGTAATTCAATTTAAGTATGAATTTCTCAAGATGTTCTTGATAATCTTTCGCTTTAGCGTTTTGATCTACAAGTTTGCCGTTCGAATAAATTTCAAACACATTCGGCTTCAAACCTCTTCTGATTTTGTAATCAATTTTATTGATCGAAAAATCAATTTCAACGAGAGTATCACCGTTGTTGATACTGTTGATCAATTGCGGTTTATTAATCTTTCGATACGGCTTGCCGAATAGGCTGAATGTTAAAGCGTCAAGTATAGTAGATTTACCGGAGCCATTCTTTCCCAAAATCAAAGTTGTTGTTGATTTTGTTAAGTCAATTTCGGTGAAAGAATTACCTGTGCTTAGAAAATTTTTCCACTTAATATTTTTGAATATAATCATTTAAACTTAGGTCCAATAGGCCAAACAACAATAGTTTTTCGAAGACCGGATGTTACCGGCGCAACTTTATGAATAATGAATGATGGGAACAAAACAACAGAACCTTTTCTTAAAGGAATGTTTTCTGCCCTACTCTCATGACTTAGATTGAGAAGAAACTCGCCGCCGGTAAAATCGACTCCCGGCTCAGAGAGCATCAACACGACTGACAATTTACGTAGTGTATCAGAAATATAATTTACATCTAGTGAAAAGTTCATGTCCATATGGTAATTTTGATGACAAGACTCGGTGTATTCCGCATACTGCATGTAATCATAGCCAGTCAAATCGAAACCGAAATTATTGTCATTATAATAACCAATGAGGGTATTCATCTTATTGTAAAACCACAAATTGTAATTATCTACTTTATTAATGAAAGCAATTTTAGCTTTTCTTTCTGAAATATTATTCTCACCGGAGAATAAAGTTCCGTCTCGCATTTGAAGTTGTGAACAATAATTGGTAATCAACTCACAATCTTCTTTAGTGAAGAAATTGTGATCGATAATATATGAAAAACTTTTCAATTGTCTTTCAAGTGCATTGTTTACAAGTCTTGTAGCATGGCTCATAATTATTCCTCATTTAATGCTTCAACATACAATTCTTTCAAGATGATTTTTAATTTATCTTTGTTCAGATTTGTGCTCAAATTCGATACATACTTTTCAAGTATAGTAACTGTATCTTCTGCTTGATCAATATCATTGTCACTTTCAGATTCATCTTCAGTAAAATCTTCTGCTACTGTGATATCAATAGTATTCGAATCATGTAGCTTCGCCATGAACTGGTCAAAAACATAAGGATTCGTCTTATTGACAACAACAACTTTCACATATCTGTTTTTGAATTTGCTGAAGTCAATTGAACTTATGAAGTTTGAGTGTTCAGCGTCTTTATCGTTGTAATAATACTTAATGAAAATAGTATTTGGATTTTTTACGAATTCTAAATCTCCATTTTCTAGATTGAAAATGTGAAAGCCGCGAGTGTCATCATAGTCTTGCCATGTCAGTTCATATGGATTACCAAGATAATGTATGTTATCAGAACTGGATTTATGATGATAGTGACCGCTGAATGTGTGTTTAAATCCTAAGAATATGTCTTTAGATAACCCGTCTAAACAAACGTCACCCTTATACATTGCGAAGCCGGCAATTTCAAAATGACCCATGCATATTTTTGCACCAGTATTTTCAATTTCACTCAAACAATCATATTGATTTTCGGCGCAGATCCAAGGTATCATGCAAATTGAGTGACCATCTATTTGAATTGTTTTTGGGCTTTCAATTACATTGATGTTGTCATATTCTTTCAATAGCAGTTTGACTGAATTTACTTCATTAGTATTTTTGAAATATGTGTCATGATTACCCACCAACATTGTCACTTGAATGTTTTTCGCACGAAGTTTATCAAAGAACATACTTTTCGCACGTTGCAGTGAATAAAAATTCATGTACTTTCGGCGATCAAATGTATCACCTAGAATGAAAACATTTGTTATACCCTCTTCTTCAAGTTTGGGAAAGAAAGTTCCTGAGTAGAACTTCTCATAGAAATCAAGAAAATGAATTGAATCATTTCTCGCACCGAAAATGAATATCTGTAATAAGAGCAATTTTCATACAGATACCTCCTTTCTTTGATCAATTGTGAATGATTTTTTTGGATTTGGTCCATTTTTTCCAATGCGTTTTTCGGGATCAATATTGTTTAAATAGTATTTGTTATAAAGTGCCTTTGAAACGCCAGTGTTTTCTTTTAACTCTCTCCAACCGTAATAAATTTTACCTTTATATTCTATCTCTAATGTGTTATGTATTAGTTTACCTTTTAATCCGTGTCTACCATTAACAATAGATTGTTCTCTTGTTAATTTTCCTTTCGACCAATTTTCTTTCATTTTTTTGGAAGCATCATTTTTTCTTTTATAATCGGTCTCCCAACTTTTTTTAATTTTTTCACTTACATATTCGCACCATTTATCAGATGTTTTTGAAGGATGGTTATCTTTTATAAATTGACACCATTGTTTCCTAAACAATTCGTAATTTTTTGAATTAATTTTAAAGTTTGAATTTTTTGAATGTAACAATCGATGAAAAGCCCAAAACATCTTTATTTTTTCTTGACCTTCCGTCATTTTAGTTAATAACTTATGTGCTACATAATGTTCTCTAGCAGTTAAATTAACTAAATTAATTTTATCATCTTTGCCACCCAGTGATTTGGGTATTATATGATGTTCTTCACAATATACATCAGATTTATTCAATAGAAGTTTTTTTCTTTTTTCTATTAATGAAAAATAAATTTTTTTATATTTGTTGTCTATAAAAGTCATTTTTTACTCCAATTTGTTTTGGATTACATAATGATATTTATAATATTATTGATTTTCATTAAAATCTCGGTCTGATGGATGATTGAACAACCCGGTCACGAAGTTCCGTGGTGCTGAAGTTGTGCCTTCTTGAATTGAAATAAAACTCCATAGGCAAATCTTTACCTGTAAAATCTTTATCGCGGTATTCTTCACCGAGAATTCTAATATGAATGTTCACAGATTGCAACAGGTTTAAAAGATCCGCTTCAGTTGAATATGGTACAATTTCATCCACATACTTACAAGCTGACAGTTGTGTAAATCTCTCAAACATCGTCTGTATTGGTTTGTTCTTCTCAGGCCTATCAACGCTAGGATCAACCTGGAGACCAACAATTAGATAGTCACACAGTTCTTTTGCTTCTTTAAGCATCAACACATGACCAGAATGAAATAGATCGAATGTTGAGCAGGTAAAACCAATTTTTTCTGGCATCATATTATTCCTCCATAAATTTTTCAATACCCTTTAGTTTTTTTGTTTCCATTTTTTTCTTCTTTGTTTTTTCATATAAATCGATAAACTCAGATATATTGTCATACATTTCAAATTGTCTACCAGTGGCTTCTTCGTAACCGAGTATTTCATTTTCTTCTAAGATGCCAAACTGTTCAGTAGATTTATATTTCACATAAAGTTGTTTTTTCTCCTTTTGTATTCTCCTCAAAAATGCATAATAAATTATTTGAGTGAAATAAGAAAAAGCATTATTCGATTTCGTTTCATTGAAATTTTCAAAATACATTATACAGTTTTCAATACCATCGGAAATCATTTCATCCCTAAAAGGATAATTTATGAAATTTCTGTTGTGTGACAAACCTTCTGCAATCTTGATGAAACACTCTCCAATATAGTTAGGTATTGGTGGTTTAGGTAAATTTGCTTTTTCGCATTCTTCAACTTTTTTCTTGTATGTTGTTAAAGCGGAACAAAAATCCGTGTTATTAACATAGTGTTTTTTTGATTTAATTGTCATTTCTACCATTTTATCTATTGACTTTCCTATTGACAAAGTTGTACATTATTGGTGTGCCCTACCCTACCGCCGTCAGTAAGATAAAAGATTAATGAATTACACCTTCCGTATTTTCAACTGCTTTGAGAATGATCATCATTTCTTCTTCGGTTAATCTTTCTTCTTCCACAAATTCTTTAGTTTCATTTAGATTTTTGAAGTTATCGACCATGTTTTCGTAAAACTCACTGAATTCATCGGACACGCTTATTGAAAATAGGACATCATCAGATTTAATCATAACTTCATTATTTTTTATGATCTTAAATGGTAGCCAGCTTTCCATACCAAGTGTTTGTTGACCTGATTTATAATCGTTTTTAACCAAAACTAACATGGGTTCTCTAAGAATAACCTCATCTTTGCTATATTGAATTACATAACTTACGATATCGTCACCATTTTTAAGTCTTAGTAGATTGATTGTTTCCATTTTTGACTCCAATCTTGTATAGTTTGTAGGTGAATTTCTCTTCATCATATATTTTTGTTCTTTCAATAAAATGTTTGAGTGTGTAGTTGATATGATTATTATATCTCATATCATCAGCTATATCATAAAGAACTGCTTCAGTTTTGTTATCGCCGATTCGTAAACTTCTTCCAATCGATTGTAAGTTTCGAACTCTCGATTTAGATGGTGACGCAAAAATAATGTTATGCAAATTCCTAATGTTAATTCCAGTAGAAAAAGTACCGTAACTAGCAATAATAATAGCATCATTTTCCTTTTCAGCGATACTTCTTATATCTTCTCTTGTTTCAGTTTCAGTTTTACCGTAAACGAAAAAACATTTTCTTTCGTTCAAATCTTTTGAGATCATCTCAAATAATATTTTACCATGTTTCTCAACAAATTGAAACAGTATTAGCGAGTTACCTTTCAAAGATACCGAAAGATTTTTTATAAACTTATTTCTATGTGAATTTAGAACTAAATATTCGATCTCTTCCTGATAAGTCCTATCTTTGATGTACTTGCATATTTCTTCCTCATACTTTAGAATAAGACACTTGATCCGAAAATCTGCAACTTGCTTTCGATCCATCAATTCTTTTGTTGTGATTACTTTTTCGACTTTACCAAAAAGTCCTTCAAGTACAAGTTTATGAGTTTTTGAACCATCTAATGTACCAGTTAAACCAATACGGTATTTTGTGTTTGTGCATTGTGTTAATATTTTAGTGAGAGACTGTGCTTTGAATAGATGAGCTTCATCGCCGATCACAAAGTCGAAACTCTCGAAATATTCTTTAGGCATTTGATAGATAGATTGCCATGTCGATACGTAAAGTTTCGATGTTTCAGAAACCTTGTCTTTTCCTTGATATATTTTGTGTATGTTTTCTGAAACATCGAAACCATTTGCAGTTGAATAGTCCGCAAAATCAGAAGTCAACTGTTCAACAAGCGATGTCGTCGGAACAATGATCAAACCTTTTTTACACTTCTCGACAGAAAGAAAGAAACGAATGAGTAGATAAATGATAAGTGATTTACCGGATGCTGTTGGTGAAATAAACAAACCTCTGTGATTATTAATTGCAGAATGAAATGCATTGACCTGATAATCACGAACTTCGATTTGTTTACCTCTTGAACTTATTTTAAGTTTTTCAACAAATTGATTAACTATATCGATACTATATCTTTCTTTTTCTTTTTCAGAAAAATTCAAATACTCCAATTCATAATTTCTTTCTTCACAAAAAACTTTTATGTGCTTGAGTA